ATCCAATATGCTGACAGAAAACTCGGACTCCTATAAAATCGTGCAGTGTCTGACGTCCAGCACAGATCTCACAGAGGTTCTCCTAGAGAAAGTGGCCACGATCCAGTCTGCGTATGATATCTCCCGTTTGATTCAGTTTCTCCCCGAGGATGTTCAACAACAGCTACACGCATAAGGAAGGATGGGTCAACCGCGACGAGTTGTCGCTTTGAAGTTTGCCTGCGGGTAACGAAATCCGTAAATCTTGTAAAATGAATGCACGACCCACTGTATATCTCCATGCGTAGTCTTCTAATGTCTTCACATGGTGTTGCTTTTGCAGGGTAAAGTTCTGATTGGCAATCCACTGGCTTTGCAGCTTCCAAAGTGCCTTGGCAGCCTCTTCATTGCCTTTGGACCGCAAGGCGACTAAAAAGAGTTCGGCCCAGGTTTCTGTCGTGGCTTCTTTAATCGGTAGACTTGCATACGGAGGGTCTGTGCATGATGCATGCAACAGCTCATGAATCAGAACACGTGTCGCTTCCTCAAATCGGTAGACAACAATACTATCTGGTTTGCAGGGAAAGCAGTAGCCACCATTAATGCTTTGCGATCCTACAACCGCACCTTTGGGTGGCAAGACACGTTTAATAGAAGCAGGAAACCAAAAGACTGTCCATTTTTCTTCCGTGGGAGACGGGCCTACCCATTGAAACACATGGCTCCATTCCTCCCAGGGAGGATGGATCTCTGTTCCTGCAGGTTGAATCCAGAGCACTTTGGCTGTTGCACACGACTTACAGAGAATCTGTGCCTTTCCTTCCTGATACGCCGTCCATAGATTCTGACGAAGTTTCAAGGGGTCAAACTGACTGTCTCGTAAGGCCTCTGTTTCAAACGCGAGCAGCTCCTTTTGACTTGGACTGTCGGGTAGCCACTTTGGCAACCGGTGCTGCGACAATTGGCTTACTTGTTTGACTAATGTCTTCAATACGAGAGGAAGGTCTCCCATCTACTTGAGGTTCCGAAAGTGCTTCACGAATCTCCAAAAACAGAGCTTCCCAAAGAAGAGGAATACGATAACTAGGAATCGTCTGACCTGCAGCAGTCGCTTCTTGTTTGGCCAGAATCTCTAACAGTTTCGTTTTCTTTTGCATAGGCAACTCAACTGTCAACACGACGTCCAATAAATAATGGACACAATCCGTCCAGCGCAGGTTTCGCATCAGAAGCTCATACAAAAAGTTCCGAATCTGATTAGTTTCAGATAAGACGGGCAAGTCTTTCTGAGACCATGTAAGCAGCACCTTTTCAAAAATCTTAAACCATGAGGGTCCAGCCATGGGTGACTTCTGTGCAATGGGGACTTCTATAAAGTAATCCGCAAGGCGCTCGGCAACAGGAAGCTCCGACGTCATCCAAATACTCACATCCCCAAAGTTGTTTTCCAACAACGAATGCAATAAGAAATAGGATTCTGTGCTGAACAAATGTGCATGGTAAAAGACAAGGATACGCGAGGCCCTGCCCTGATTCCCTGCAAGAACTTGACTTCCCGTGCTCCACCGCTGTAAAATAGGTTTCAAATAGATCTTGTCTTGCATAGACATCCGTGAAATATCAAATCCAATGTGGAGATACGAAAACTCATAGGGAAAGCTATCCTTTTCTGATCCTCCTCCATCATCCCCGTCATCATCTGCAGTTGTGCTAATCTGTCCAGTATCGTTTTTTGCACCTCCAGTAAAGAACTGTTTCGTCTGAATGGAAAACGGAACTCCACGAAGTGCGGCCAGTTGCCGCAAGGCTGCGTGTAAGGCTGTTCGTTTTCCTGAATGTGGCTGACCTCGCCACGAGATATTCAAGGCGTCCATCTAGGCTGCTATAGAAAGTGGGCTTAAGCACCCTGTGGAAGATTCCATAGATGTGGATGGAGTGGACGATTCCGATCCAAAAGCTGGAAGTCAGTAAAATACATGTAGAGCCCCTACAAAGATCTATAAAGCCTCTCACCCCGTTGTCGTATGCAGATGGGCCGATTGTCTTTCAAAATCTAAATCTTCTTTTACCTCCCTTGACCGTGCAAGACTATGATGCATCCACAGGACGACTGATTCTAAGCTTAGTGGAGTCAACAGCGACTGCATCCAAACTTCTGGCGCTTCAAGAAAGTTTCTTATCTTCCGTCTTTCAAAATCAACGTGCTTGGTTTCCTGAAAGCAGTAGAACAAAAGACCAGATCCAAAAGCTGTTTCAACCGTTTGTTGAGAACACATCTTTGCACCTGTATTGTCCCTTGCAGCTTCAAGAGAAACGACACACGATTTCCATCTGGAAAGACGGAGAATGGAAACGGTTATCAGCACCGGGATTGATTCAAAAAGGAGAGTCCATTCGGGTCGCTTTGCGACTCCAAGGGATTTCCTACCAACTTGATGCAACGTCTGGTCAATGGACTGGCCGATTCCGTGTGCAACACAAGATATCCTGTATCTATACGTTTGTTAAACCGAAAGCTGTTGAAGAACAGAGACGCTAACTCCCATGATTCCCAAGAAAAGATTGAAACTGCTTATAAAGACTGTGAAGGGGATAAGTGCTTGCATATTACTCATCAGATAGTAATACATAAGGAACCCTAGGAAAATCACAGCGACAACATTCGTTGCAGTGAGAATCATAATATGTTTCTGAAGCTCATTGCGTGTATCGGAGTTGCCCGCCGACATTCCGATATAGGTGACGGAGATTGCAACGGATACCAAAACAAGGCCTGTGAGAACATACGGTAAGTAGTCTTGAAACCCTGGCATTTCTATTTGCGACCAAGATTAAATCCTGCGGCAGGCAAGTTCATTGTATTTCTGCGATAACTTGTGGTCAACGCATTAAAAGGAGATGTCATGGCCTTGTCGCTGGTAAACAAGAGGAACAATCCTATCGCAAGAATCAAGAACACGAGAGGAGTAAAGATATATCTCCAATACCGGACATTACTAAATCGTTTTGTTACTGGCGGTGCCATACTATCTAATCATAGTATAGAGATGAGGAAGACTCGTCGTTCGTCCAAGATGAAAACAAGAAGAAATACAAAACAGAAACACTTTCCTGCACCGGGCCCATCTCAGTGTCATCCGCGTGTTGGAGAGAATCGTCCGTCTCATGGGTGCTTACCTCCAGATGTCTTGAATCGTGCTGCGAAACAAATGGGGATTATTTCCATGTCCAACAGTGCTTCCTTGCGCAAAGCCCTTGAGGAGCGTCTGAATATCAAACCCCAAAACGAGATGTCCTTTTTGAAGGCACTGCCCTTTTCAGAGGAAGAAAAGCAACAGTTGGCCAAAACCTATCTACGACCTGAACAACCTTCCAAATGGAAAGAGGATCCCGATATGTGGCTAGATAGTCTCAATATTGAATCCGTCATGAAACAATACGAAGAGGCATTCCCTGAGTTTGAGTTTATGGGACCCTTCCCGATTGATTTTGCGGCTCCCGACCCGTATCAGCGTTCGGGTGAAAAGAAGTGCTTAATCCGGGAAATTTGTGGACTTCGCATGGAAGAAGCTCTCAGACAAGGAACAAAGTCCATTGGTATTATTTATAACCTTGACCCTCACTTCAAAGATGGAAGCCATTGGGTTGCGAACTACATTGATATTCCCAACCATCGGTGTTACTATTTTGACTCGTATGGCTACGAGCCCCCGAAGCAGATTGCCACATTCATGAAATGGTTGACAACGCAGGATTCTCAAATGAAACTCATGTATAATGCCAGACGATTCCAGCACCTTGGATCTGAATGTGGAATGTATTCCATGTATTTCATCATCCGAATGCTTTCAGGCGATATGTTCCGTCCCTTCTGCAGAAAACAGCCGCGAGATTCTGTAATGTTAGATCTTCGCGATTGGATGTTTTCTACGTAGATCTAAAACGAAGGAAAGAATAGGCTTAAGAATAGAATGTCTGACGAGTATATGTTGAGTGGGAAAACCAATCGGATTACCCAAAGACAACAGAATGTGTTTTTGAGTAATCAAAATGAGGCAATGTTGAGCAAACTTGTCTATCAAGATTTCCAGCGCCGTCTTGGATCCGATTTGAATGAAAGACAAAAGCAACGACTTGTCCGAACGGTTCGCCATTACATGGAGGAAGTTAGTGAAAAGTTGGCCACATCCCCCCTTCAGGATAAAAACAGCCAGGTTCTTGCAGCAGTGGTTCCCGATTTTCTCTCCTACATCAATCGGTCTGCATCTGCTCCGCCTGTAGATGACAAAGACGTAAGTCGCATGGATGTTGCGACGCGCTTCAGTCAGTTGCAGAATGAGCGCAACGGTGCAAAAGCGACACCTCCTGCTCCTCCCAACTTCCGCATCGCTTTACAAGAGGATGGACCGTCTCCCATGAGTCAGTTTGAAATCGCGAGAAAGCAAAGGGAAGAAGAACTTCAACGCGGTGAGCAGCTTCTGGCCGAAACCATGCGTGCCGATTCGGATTTCAATACTGCTGCAAAGAGAGCAAATGAACAAGAGCAAATGATATTGGTGGAGAGAGAGCGATCCAAGCTCGCTGCACAAAGAGAAGCACAAAGTGAAATGGCATCCCGTCTCGTCACCCCGGATCCCCGTCGTATGTTCATGCGCGATGTCCTGGAGGGAAATCCTTCAGGTCAGGGAACCTCTTTGGAAAGTATTCTGAATGCGCAATCAGGTCTTGGTGATGCCAATATGACGTTGGCCTTGCCCACCGCTCCCCGTATCAAGCCTCCTCAGCAAGCGGACAATCTCATTCGCCAGGAGGATATTTTGTCCTACAAGGAAAACGAATACAATCTTTTTGTTTACAGTGCGGATCGTGATTGGCTGGTAAACAAATCGCAGAATCGTTACAACTTCACGATCAACTTTGATCCGGCCAACAATGGTCCTGGGCAAACCTTTGCACCGTCTGCCTCTGTGAAGTTCAAGAACATCACTCGCATTGAACTTGTGAAGACGATTCTTCCGATTGAAGGTCTGGATATTATCCAAAAGGTGGATGATTTGTCTGGATCTGTCTTTACAACCTATGGAACTGCATTGAATATTAACGTCTTGAGCTTCCCGTATTTGAACGTCTACATCCCTGAGTTGGATACGAATAACTTTGGAACAGATACCTATCTGAACCAGGCGTTTGCATCCGTGCAATACGATGCAAACTGGGTATCGGATAACAACGCAGCCTCCAAGGGCGGATATTTGGCCATGATTCCTAAGTTCTTAAAATGCCAGAAAGTCTATACCCCTACTCCGTTGGCGACGATGCGGAAGCTGTCTATTTCTATCCAGAGACCTGATGGGTGCCTTGTGAGTGATACGTTAGATACCTTAGATCTCAAATGTATCTGCACATCAGCTGCCTTCAGTCGTATTGGCACAGACTCCACACTCTATGCGGGCTTGAGCGGACAGTATTTGTTTGTGCAAACAAACACCTATTTCAGTCGCTTCATGGTCAATCAAGGAGATCGCATTCAGTTCAAGGGGGTGACCTGTGGCATCACAACAGGAGCAGCGGTAGATTTCTTGGACTTTGTGCAGAGACCTGAGGGTCACTTGGTTGTGCAGATTGCCGCTGTCACCAGTGGGGGTGCTGTCAGAGATGGACCGAATGAAGTTGGCTATGCAAATGTCATTATTATTCGTTCAAAGATGAATGATCCTGCAACGGGATCAACGACACCTGCAAACTTCGGAGGATCTTCTGCTGCAAATAGCACGCTTCAGACAAATCTGAATACTGCGGCGACAACCCCCTTCACTGGAGCGTTGATCAACTTGAGCC